GAGCACGCCGCCGTTCGTGTACAGCTGCAGGCGGTCCGCCAGGTCCACGAACGTCGTGTCGGTCCGCAGCGACACGGACTCATGGGGCGCGCCCGAGTCCCGGATGTCGCTCCACCGCGCCAGCTGCGTGACGGAGCTGTAGATGGTGCCGCCCGCGTCGTAGATGCTATTGCGGTAGTATGCGCCATCCGCACCGCCGTCTCTCGGGTCGGCAGGCGACTGGTACACCTCGAGATAGACGTCGTCCAGCGACGCATACCCGCCCACCGGCTCGGCGACGCGGAACTGCAGCGCGAAGATATTCGTGCTCGCTCCGTTCCCGATGGGCACGTACGTGGGCGCGCTGCGCCGCAGGTTGCCCCGCGCGTCACGGTAGCGCCACACCAGCGCGTGAGACCACACGGTGCCCGCCGTACCAGTGGGCGCCGCAGAGCCGCCGAAGCCGCCGGTAGCCCGGGCCGCAGCCAGAACCTGAGGCGGGAGCACCGTCTGCTCCACGTGGTTGGCGCCATCGTACACGCTGAGCGCGCCGGTCGCAGCGAGGGCCGTGCCGTTGTGCTGTGCGACGGCGACGTGGCCGCCGAGAGACAGGGTGAGCGCGCGCGCAGACACGCCGGCCTGGCGGTCCACTGTCACGCCCTCGTCGGACGTCACGCCGAATACCCACTCGCCCGCGCCGACCGTCGTCTCGTACACCTCGCACATCTGGAGGTCCGGGTTCAGCTCGAGCTCTAGCCGATGGCGGGCAGTGTCGAGCCCGTAGCGCAGCACGCACCGCGCAACGGTCGCTGCGCGGTCGTCCACCTGGTACAGGACGGCCAAGCGTCGCACGACGCCGCCACCCGAGCGACTCGGCACGCCCGCCGCCTCAGTCCACTCGAGCCACCCCGCGTCAGCACTCGCGTCGCCGGTCACCGGGATGGCAGGCAAAAACGCGACGCCGTCGGCCTCGTCCGCGAACGCATGCGCGTGCAGGCGGTGACCCCAGATGATGCGCGCGGTCGTGTTGTCCGGCGCACCCTGAGCATCGCACTCGTACCAGCGGATACCGTAGGAGTCCGTGGCGCCGTGCGTCAGGCGACCATCGTACGCGACCAGCAGGTTGCCAACGGCGTCGCGCGTCACGACGGTAAAGATGCCGCCCGGCGTGCCGGAGATCACGGGGTCTGTGGCACCGACGGACGCGATGGTCGTCTCACTCAGCGTCCCACTGAGCGTGGCTCCGCGCGCGGCGCTCGCGCTCACCACGTCGCCGCTGGATGAGTTGAGCCCTACCGCGACGACATAACCGCCCACCGCGTTGTCGTACACGCGAAGCGGCACAAAGTTCGCGGGCAGCGCCGCGCTGCTCTCGTTGGTCAGCGTCGTGCCGCTGCGAGTGAACCGCTCGAGGTCCGTCGACGTGACGACGTACAGGTCCGCACCGTCCTGCTGAGCGTGCATCCCCTGATACGCGGCGCTGGTGATGCCCAGCGACGTCACGGCGCCCTGGCTCACGACCCCGGCGCTCACCGTGACAACGCAGTAGTAGTGCGCCGTGCCACCGTCCTCGCGGCACGCGATGACGAATGCACTGGAGCCGATGGCGACGACGTGCGGCTTTGCCAGGCGGACCCCGCCGCTCGTGCCCATGGTAGACAGCTGCGTGTCGGTCCTGACCGGCGCCCCCGTGTCCGCGCGAACCACCCGATAGTACAGCGCGCCGTCTTCGGAGTTGCTCCACGCCTCGAGCACGTAGCCGGCATTGGCTGCCGTGCCGACCCAATCGACGCCGTAGTCCGTGCGCCGGATGCTCCGCGAGCGCAGGTCGACGGCCCGCGGCCCCGTGGTCGCCGCAGCGCGCCATGCGCCATCGTCGACGCTGTCCAGCCGGTACGCGCCCTCGTCGGTGAACGCCAGCAGCGTGTCGTCGTACTCGGTGATGGCCTCGATGTCCGGTGCAGGGCTCGAGACGTCGTCGTAGCTCGGGCGCACGACGTACCCGCCGCCCTGGAAGCGCAGGTTCGCCAGCGTGGCCACGCGCGGACCACCGCCGAGGAGATGCGCGTGCTCGTCCTGGTCGACACCGCCGCCGAACGGCAGGTCGATCACCTGCGTTCGCAGCGCCATCAGAACACCACCACGTCCACCGTCGCCGCACTGTCCAGCGCGAGGCCGATGAACACCTCGTCGTTGCGCGTCGACGTGACCGCCAGGGCGCGACCGTCGCTCTTGGTGACGATGGCGCCGACCCACGCACGGCCCAGGCCATGCCGGATGTCCTGAGCCGACGTCGTCAGCGCCACGTCGGCGAGGCGCACCGCGCCGGATAGGGCGCCGCCCTGGAGCGCGGACACGGCGTCGTCGAGCTGGCGCGTGCGCAGGCCCACACGGTTCTCGATGGCTCGCAGGTCCGGGCGCCCGGTGCGCTCGATATCACGCGGCATCGTGGCGCCCCCGCTGGACAGCACGCGGGCCACGGCCTACGCTGTGGCCATGATACGCCTCACGCTCGCCCTCACCCTGCTCGCCGCATGCGGCACCGCTGACCTGACCCTCGAGCGCGGCGCGCCGATATGGAGCGAGGCGACGCTCGTGTCCGGCAGCTGCGCGCCAGGTCGGACGCGCCAGGCATTTGACCGATGGCCATGGCTCCTCGTGTCGGACGATGTCGCCTTCGGTGACGACGCCACGACCGACGTCGACCTGGCCGTCGGACAGACCGACGAGGCACTGGTGCCGGAGCCGGGCCGCACCGTGCTCATCGGCGAGGGGCGCCGCATGGTCTTCGCGGGCATCTTCGATGGCCATGTGCTGGAGGGGCGAGCCTACCTGCTCCACGACCCGACGTGGTGGTGCGGCGATGCCGCGTTCCCCCTCTGCGGCGAGGAGGTCGAGGCCGCCTGCGTCTACGACGTCACCGTCACGGCGCGATAGCGTCACAGCCGCCCCCGAGACGTGAGCCAGTCACGGAGCTGATACCGATCGCCCGCCCGCCGCGCACGCACGTCCTTGACGCGCCTCGGCTCCCCCATCGACACCGCGGCGTTCGACGTGATGCGTGCCTCCACGCGGTCGCGCCTGGCCATGAGCGCCGACGGGTCAGACTCCTGCTTGACCAGATAGCTGATAGCCAGGTCGAGTTGCACCCACTGCCACCAGCGATTCTGGAACGATATGACATCAGCATCGTCGTCCAGAGTCGGCGGCTCAGGGATGTACTCGAGGCGGAAATCGTAGGTGCCGGTCACCTCCGGCAGGAGCCGGAGCGTCGGGCCGTCGTCATATGTCCCGCCGGTCAGGCGGAAGTGGTACGGGCGCGGGACACCCACGAGCTGCCAGTCGTTGCGCTGGTCGCGACCGAACCGCGTGAGCTCGCACCAGCGGCCCGACCACCTCACGTCGAGCGCCAGTACGTCGAGCACCTCGTACGTCAGCCCCAGCGCCGACGCGGACAGGTCGACGCTGGGGCCCGCGGCGGAGAACTCCTCGCGCACAGCCAGCTGCTCATCCGCCTTGGCGGCGATGAGCACGTCCCACAGGGATGCGATGGACTCATTGACCCGAGCGTACGCCTCGGTGAGGTCAATGAACGCCGGGCCGGTGCCCGACTGGTCCATGTCAGCTAGCTCGAGTGCGGCCTGGTGGAGCTGCACTCTGGTGCGCGATGTCGGCACTCAGGCGCTCTCCTCGAACTGCACCCACACCGCCAGCTCGGGGGTGTTGGTGATGGTGTCCGAGTCATAGAGCACCGTGATGACATCGCCAGCTGAGACGGCGACGGCCGTCGGGGTCGCAGACGCCTCGGTCTCGCCGCCGGCCTGCGTGAAGCTGAGCGTGAACCCGGTCGCGTCGGACCCGCCGACCTGCACCTGCACGGTGACGTCCTGGCCGGAGCCGGTCACCGCCGCGCTGATGATGCCGCTGACGGCTGTCAGGTGCCCGTCGCGCGGTACGACGTATCCGCCAGCGGCAGATAGTGGCACATCCGTGTCCGTCTGGTCCGCGGCCAGCGTGACCTCGGCGGGGCCCACCGTCTGGCGGTACGCGCCCAGGTCGGACAGCAGCTCGTCCACCTCGATGCCCACGATGTCGCCGTCCGACTGCCGCACGAGCAGCATGTCGGTGGCGCGGGTGACGGTCGTCACCTCGTCGAGCGCCTGATTCGGCGCGATGCTCAAGATGCGTGAGGGCATGGACCCGTCTTTCTGTAGAGGCGCCCCGGCCCTCAGTGAGGGCCGGGGCTAGGGAGGTGTGTCAGCTCGGGAGCGTGACCACGGCGTTGAACAGGGGGGCGTCGCATGCGAGCTGCGCGTGGTAGCAGAGGCGGAACTCAAAGGCGTCCGCGCTGCCCGAGCGGAGGAGGCGCGTGCCGTCCTCCTCGATGAACTGCGGGGCCTCGCCGATGGAGTGGAGCGTCCAGCTGTCCATGTTGAGCAAGTAGCAGCGGCCCTTGGGGACCTGGAAGTCCTGGAAGACCTCCACCGGACCGATGGCGGTCTGGATGCGCACGCCGCTGTAGTAGACGCCCGCCACGTCGTTGGCGGCGCGCTGGATGGTCTCACCCTGGGCCGACGTCGTGTCGAGGTCGTCGAGGAGCTCGCCGAAGTCCTCGCCGTTGAGGAAGGCGGTCTCGGGGAGGTCGATCTCGCCCGCCCGCGACATGCCCGAGCACGCCTTCATGATGGTGGCGTAGATGGTCGTGGTGCTCAGCCCCGACGCCGTGAATCGCCAGCCGGCGTGGCGCACGACGTCGACCGAGCGGTCCACGCCAAAGAAGTCGTCGCCGCTCGTCGGCGCCGTGGTGGGAATCCACGCGGGGACGCCCGAGAGCATTACGCCGGGGAGCGTGGTGCTGCCGCCGTCCTGCGCGTCGCCATCGACGAAAAGGAAGTCGGACGGGTCCGACGCCTCGGACCAGCTCGAGGTGGTCTGGGCCGTGCCATCGAGAGTGATGGTCCCCGCCTGGAGGTCCACCGCGATGACCTCGTAGGCCGCGCCGGAGTCACGGAGCGAGCCCGTCGCGGTCGCCGCCGCGGTGACGTACATGCCGACCTCGAAATTCTTCGCGTCGGCTGGCACGTCCAGCGTCACCGTGGTGTCGCCGCCGGCCTCGGCGAGGCCGTTCTGCGCGATGCGGCCACGCGACCCGCTGCCATCGTTCCACGCGCCGATGTGCAGCGAGCGGCGAATCTGTCGCATGGCGCTCATCGTCTCGCGTTCGAAGACATCGACGATCATCGCCTGCGACGGGTTGCGCGAGCTGCGGAGCAGCTTGCCATCCACCTGGCCGACGCCGTAGTCGTCGACCGACTGGATGCCGAACGAGGTGTACTTGGAGCCAGTCACGCGCGACTGAGCGGTCGCGAAGTCACGCGAGCGACCCTGTGGACGCGAGTACTGGAGCGCGATGTGCTTGACGTCGTAGCCGAGGTCGGTGCTGCGGCGTACCATCCCGAGGAACGGCGCCCCGCGGACGGATTCGTCGAGGACCCGCTGGTCGGGCCAGAGCTGCCGGTGAACGGGATCGTAGTCAGTCAGAGATGCGGCGGCCATGTCGACCCCCTCCTATGCCGCGGCGCCCTACTCCCGGGTCACCTGCGCGGCCAATCGCAGAGCAGCCTCGCGGTACTCGTCACGCCGCTTGGGTGCGGCGCGCGATGGCGCGCTCGAGGACTGCTCGCTAGTCAGCGTCCTGACGCCAGCCGGACCATCCGGCGGCGCATCTCCCGTGGTCGTGGCGGGCTCTGCGGGAGTGGACGCGGTCGGCGTCGCGCTGGCGAGTCCGAGGATGCGAGCCAGCTTGCCTGGTCCGCCATTCACCGTGTGCTCTCGCACGCGGCGCTCGTACTCCTGCTCGAGTCTATCGGCGGCGTCCGCCGCTGTCAAGAGCGGCGCGTGCTGGCTCATCTCCGCCTCGGTGGGTGGTCGACCAAGGCGGCGCTGTAGGTCGGAGACCTTCGCCGTCCAGTCCGCCTCGATGTAGTCGCGCACCATGTCCGCCACCGACGCACTGCCGCGCACGCGCGGGTCGTTCAGGAGCCCCCATCGGGCGTCGTCGGACAGCTCGGCTTCAGTCTGGATGCGCCAGCGCTCGAGCGCCTGTTGCTGGAGCGCCTCGTCGCGCCGCTCCAGCTCGGCCCGGAACCGCTCTTCCGTCTCCTGGAGCTTCGCCTCCCACTCCTCGCGGAGCTTCTGCTCGGTGCGCACCGGCGCGCGGCCCGCGACGACGGCCTGGGTCAGCGACTCGTACGGCACGCCCAGCGCGTCCAGCGCGGCGAGCGCCTGCTCCGCCTGGAGCTCCGTGCCCTCGCCCACCAGGTCGACTAGCTGGCGGATGCGCTCCGCGTGCGGCCCGCTGAGCGTCGCCTCTCGCTGCCGGAGCTCCTCCTCGCGGCGGCGAAGCTCCTGCTCCTGCGCACGCATGCGCTGGTCCATCTCCACCAGCCGCGCCAGGCTAGGGTCGGAGCCGTCCAGCGCACCGGCGCCCTCGTCGGTGCGCGGCGCGTCTGCCTGTCCGCCCAGGACGCGCGCCGCGATGGGGTCCGCCGCGGGTGGCGCTGGCGTTTCCGTGGCCGGCTCACTCGCCGGCTCTGCCGCATCCGCCGCCGGAGGCGGGCCGCCCGACCGCTCCACGCGCTGCGCAAGAGCCGCCTTCGCTGCCTCGATGCGCGCACCCTTGCTCATGTCTGCCGCCTGCTCTGCCGCCTGCTCTGGGGCCGCCGCCTCTTCGCTCATACCTCACCTCCCATGGTCATACGACCGCCTGTCCCGCCGCCGCCGCCGCCTGCGGGAGCCCGGGCTGCATCTGCCCCGCAGCGCCTGGGACGAACTGGCCGCCACCGGCGCTCTGGGCCGACTCCTCTGCGCGCTGCATCAGCGCGTCCACCTGCTGTGCGTACCGCCGTAGCATCTCAATCCTCGCCGGCGGCGCCTCGTCCATCGTGAACCGCTGGATGGCGAGGTTGACGATGCGCCGCGTCAAAGCCAGGTCCATCTCGGGAATCGGCGGGATGATGCGGCCGCGGTACATGATCTCGTCCACGGTGCGCAGCACGAGCCGCACCGGCGCCAGCTGCTCCGACATCACCGCGTCGAGGTCGGGGAAGTCGAGCAGCCGCATCGCCTCCTCCTTGCCGAAGAAGCCGGCGGCGACCATCTGCTCGACCATCGCCAGGCGACCCGCAGGCGTCTTGGGCAGGGCGCTGGTCGCCCACACCTGCAGCACATAGGCGTCGTCGTCGAGGTCGATGTCGCTCCACCGGATGGACTCGACGTAGTGCTGACCCATCGCGTCACGCCTGTTCGTGCGAGCCGTCAGCGGCACGCCGCTCTCGCTGAGCTCTCGCGCTGCGTCGATGATGAGCCTCGACACCTCCATGTCGAACGCCTCGATAGCTCGCAGCTGCGAGGCAAAGCGCTCTGACTCGATGTCCTGGTGCTCTCGCAGCGCGACCCCTGAGTCCAGCCCCGCGGGCTTGAGCCCCGCGACAGACATGCGCGACACGCCGGCCATCTGCTGAGCGTAGCTGACGTACCTGTCAAACGCGTCGAACAGTCTCGGGTCGAACGCGGGCGGGTCCCACAGCCGGATATCCTCCATCGGCCCGACCTTGTACACCGCGATATCGATGTCGTTGTCCAGCGACTGCTCTACCTCGCCGGACGTCGTCAGGAGCTTCGGCGTGAGCTGCTCGGCCCTGCGCTGGTTGCGCTGAGCCACCTCGTTCGCCTCGACATGGATGCCGTCGATGTCGTCGATGAGCGAGCCGCCCCAATAGCCCATGAGCGGGTCCGTCCAGTGCAGCAGCGCAAAGGGGAACCCGTCGCGCTCGTACTCCTCATCCACCACCGGCTGGTCGACGCCCTCCACCGCGATGATGTGGCGCCCGTCATCCGCGCCGTGGCCAGAGGCCAGATGCCACCCCTCCCACACACACACCTGGTCCGCGGTCGGCTCCGCCCCGTGGTCAGTCCGCTGCGGCGACCGGGCGTGGCGCTCGATGGCGTCCGCATGGGCCGGCCACGACTCCGCCGCCGCGCGACGGTCCATGACGGCGAGCTGGAACAGGCTACGAGGTCGCCCGTACACGGCCTCCGCCGGGTCGACGAGCAGCTCGTGGGCGAATACCCGATCGATGCAGATGCGACCCCGCTCCTCGCCGTCCAGCATGATGACGCTCGGGTACACCTTCACCGCCCCGGTCCGCATCACCATCGCGTCGCGCACGATGCGAGGGCACAGCGCGCGCCAGTCGTTGCGCCTCGCGCCCTTGGTGCCGTCGATGAAGTCCTCGAGCATCTCCGCCTGCATCCGCAAAGTGAACGTGGCGCCCTCGGTCAGCACCGTCGTGCGCGGCAGGCTCTTCGTCAGCTTCGCATGCACCGTGTCCACCACCGACTTGGCGATGGGGAACCGCACGCGCGTGTCGGTCACGGCCTCGCGCGCGTAGCCGCTGGGCGTCAGCTCCTGCACGGGGCGGTTGAGGTACAGGCTCAGCGAGCGCCTCAACGCCTCCTGGCGCGCCCGGTCAGCCTGCTGTGCGAAGCGCGCGGTCGCGACCAGCGCCTCGGCCACGGGGGCCGTCTCTCCCGTCCACCACGTGCGGCTCGTGTCCCTGTTCATCGCCACCACTCCTTGCGCTCCTTAGCGCGCCGTCGCGCTAGAGCGCGCTTGCGACGCTCGAGCCATTCGTGCGACCCCTCGGCCGGCTCAGGCTGCGGCTCCTCTGCGGCCCACGCGCGCGCCATGCGCCACCCGTACAGCGTGGCGTCGTATGCGTGGCACGTGCCCACCGTGCGGCGCCCGTCCTCGTGCCACAGCAGCGACGACGCCTCGTCATGCAGAGCGTTGGCGTCGTCGCGCACCAGCAGGAGGTCGCCGCGTCGAGCCGCGTCGCGCAGCAGCCTGATATAGCCGATGCGGTCGGCCTTCTTGGCCGGGCGCACCGGGATGCCAAAGCGCGCCCGGAGCTCGCGACCGAACTGCACGCCGAGCGCGCCCTCGTCCGCCACGACCCGGCCGAAGTCGTACCTCGCATCCAGCTCGCGGATGCGCGCAGCCAGCTCGTCGAGCATCATCGCGCAGTGCTTCTCCGCCCTCACGACCCACACCTGGCGTGGCACATGTGGAGACCACGCCAGCACCACCAGCGCCAGAGTCTCCTCCACCTCCGAGGAGCCGAAGTCCATCGCGAGCACGTGGAGCAGCGGCACGTGCTCGGGCGGCGCGTCCACGACGTTGCGCCGCGTGAGCGGCAACACCAGACCCGTCGAGTCCTGTAGCCACAGGCCGTCGCGCAGCTGGCGACGCGTGACCTCGTCCAGCTCGTCGAGCATCGCCATGTAGCTCTCGACGTCGATGCCGGGGTTGTCCTTCGCGAACGACTGGACGAATGGCCGGAGCTCGCCGCGCGCATTGCGCGCCGACGAAGCGTCCTGCGTGCCGTCCTCGCGGATGCCAAAGCGCGCCCTGACCCACTCGTGCCCCACCCCGCCGGGGTTGGCCGCGCTGCGGAATCGCAGCGGTATACGGTCCCACGCCTCGCCCGTGCGCTTCCGGGCGCGGGAGAACAGGTACGTGTACTGCTGCTCGCGGAACTGCGTCAGCTCGTCGAAGCAGAACAGCTGGTACTCACCACCCTGATACCGATAGATGTCCTTGGTATGCTGCATGTAGCCGAATCTCAGGACGGCCCCGGAGGGAAACGTCCACGCCTTGTCCCGGTCGTTCCAGGTCGCGGCGCTGGGGTGCAGCCACTCGCCGGCCAGGTGCATGGGCCCGCCAGGCTGCGCCAAATCGGGGAAGGTGCGCCGCAGCACCAGCGCCGCGTACCCTGGCACGTCGACATGCTCGAGCGCCGCCATCAGCAGCGCCGCCGTCTTGCCGCCTCCCGTCGCGCCACCATAGAGCGCCTCAGTCTCGGCGCACGCCAGGAACTCCGCCTGTCGCTCATGCGGGTCGAGCGGACACCAGCGCGGCGCGACGCGAGACTCGTATGCGCGCAGCCACGCTAGGTCCGCCGCGACCTGGTCGGCGACAGGTCGCGTCACTGCCCCTCGAGCACCAGCCCACAGATGCCGGCCATCGGGACGAAGATGCGCCGCTCCTGCCCGTCGACCCGCATCGACACCCACACACCTGGCGCACCACCCAGCTCCCCGAGCTCAAGCTCGCGGCCCGGCGATGCTACCACGTGGTCCGTCCGCGCCACGCCAGGCACACGCATCTTGCTCACGAGCGAGATGCTCTTGATGCGCGGCGGCTTCGCCCTCCGGCCCCCGCGACGCTTCGTGTCAGTCTCACCCATGTGCTCCCTCATACTCCAACAGCCACAGCCACGGCAGCCTATCGGCGGCCCTCCACCCCTCGCGACGCACGCGCGCACGCTGCCACCGTGAGGCGGTGTGCGTCACGATGACCTCGTCTAGGCCCGCCCGCAGGGCTCCCACGAGCATGGTAGCAATACCGCGCCTCCGGTACAAACCCTTGACGTACACCCAGTGACACACGGCCCGGTCGGCGTCGCGCTGCCCCAGGCAGTAGCCGCCGACCACATCGCTCCCCGGCCAGCCGGCCACCACGCAGTGCCCCGCCTCGAGAGAGGCCGCCACGAATCGCTCGGCGAGCGCAGGCCAGCCTCGGCCCTCGAGCTCCGCATCCCACATCGCCCGCCGCGCACCGCGCACGTACGTCTGCGTGATGAGCGCGACCTCCTCAGGACGCGGCGGGCGCAGCTCCCAACTCACTGCTCCTCGCCACCGCCCACGAGCCGCAGCACCCGCTCGGCCCGCTCACGCGCCTCCTGAGCCAGCTCATCCAGGCTCTTGCTGTCGTCCGGCAGGTGCCGGACCTCGCTGCGCGACACAAACGCACCCCTGCGCTGATAGAGCATCTTGGCCGCTGCGATGCGGTCACGCAGCTTCGGCGGAGCCTCACCTACTACCTGCCCCGCCAGGTCTGTCTCCGGCTCGCCGACCTCGCCGCGCACGACCGCGGAGCACCACTCGTCGAGCTCCTCCGTGCTGAGGATGCGGGCGGACTCCTCTGGCTCGCCCATGGCCTCTAGCGCCTCCAGGACCTTAGGCTTCCTCAGGTTTTCCGAACCAACCGCGCTCAGTGTGTTCGGGCTGCCTGCGTACCCGGCCTCTCGAGCGGCTCGTGTTGCGTTACCGTGCGCGCGGTACGCCAGCACGAACCGCCTTTGCTTCTCGGTGAGCCTTGATAGTGCTGGGTGGGAGGTGATTGCCTTACCCACGGTAGCCTCTCTCGTCCTCACTCATCACTCACCTCCGCTCCTATCCTAGCACACGGTCCAGGGTGCCCGGCGGACCCTCCCCTTCGAGACCACCGGGCAAGGGCTACCAGCGCGCGAGCGAAGCTCTCGGGGCTGAGGTGCGTTTGCGATTGCGGCAGGCGGGGCTTGCTCCGGTTGCCGGTGTTTATACCGCATCTCTGTGCACGCGATCTGTCACCGCAGCGCGCCGTCGTCGTGGCGCCCCA